TTAATGTAAGGCGTTTATTTATTGCTGTTGAAAAGGCAATCTCTACAGCTGCAAAAGCACAACTCTTCGAATTTAACGATGAATTTACTAGAGCTCAATTTAGAAATTTATTGGAACCATTCTTAAGAGATGTGAAAGGCAGAAGAGGAATTACAGACTTTTTAGTGGTTTGTGACGATTCAAATAACACAGGGCAAGTTGTTGATGCGAATAAATTCGTAGCAGATATATTCATTAAACCTGCTAGATCAATCAACTTTATAACCCTTAACTTTATTGCAACAAGAACTGGAGTCGACTTTACTGAAGTCGCTGGTTCATAAGAGGAGAGTAAAAAATGGCAATTTTAGGCGTAGATGATTTTAAATCAAAGCTAACAGGCGGTGGCGCAAGGCCTAACCTATTCAAAGTTACATGTAACTTTCCTTCATATGTTGGAGCTGACGTAGAAGTCGCTTCATTTATGGTAAAGGCTGCACAATTACCAGCATCTGTTTTAGGTATCGTTGAGGTACCATTTAGAGGCAGAAAGCTGAATATGGCAGGAGACAGACAATTTGAACCATGGACAATCACGGTTCTTAATGATACTGACTTTGCAGTAAGGGACGCATTTGAAATATGGAGTAACGGTATTAATGCACACAGTGCTAATACTGGTCTTGCAAACCCAACTGATTACATGGCGGATATGATTGTTGAACAATTAGATAACGCTGGTAACTCAGTTAAAAAATACGACTTTAGAGGAACTTTCCCAACTAATGTTGGAGCAATTGAATTATCGTACGATGAGGCAACTGCTATCGAAGAGTTCACAGTAGAATTACAGATTCAATACTGGGAGTCAAATACTACATCTTAATTGATGTATAAATAATATTAGAGGAGGGAGAAATCCCTCCAATAATATTTGAGGTTAATTATATGGCAGAATTTTTTGGATTTGAGATCAAAAGAAAAGGTTCAGCTGAACCCATTGGACCATCGTTTGTTCCTAAAACAGATGAAGATGGTGCTGGTGTTATTCAGGCTGGAGGTCATTTTGGTGCTTACCTAGATTTAGATGGTGACAAGGCTAAAAATGATATAGATCTTATTTTAAAGTATAGAGATATCGCGGCACAACCTGAGTGTGATGCTGCAATAGAAGATATCATAAATGAATCAATTGTAGGTGATCATGACAATGTACCATTAAACTTAGTTTTAGATGAAGTAGATATATCTAATAAAATTAAGAAAAATGTACAAATTGAGTTTGATAAAATATTACAGCTATTAAACTTTAATTCATATGCTCATGACATTTATAGAAAATGGTATGTAGATGGTAGATTACCATATCATATTATTATTGATCCTAAAAATCCTAAGGCAGGAATTAAAGAATTAAGATATATTGACCCAACTAAACTTAGAAAAGTTAAAGAGATCGAAGAGGAAGAAGATCCAAAAACTGGAGCTAAGATTATTAAGAAACAAAAAGAATATTATATGTACCAAGATAATGCAATGGGTAAATATAATCAAGGTCTTAAAATACATCCAGACGCTATAGCATATGCGACATCTGGTGTAATGGACCAATCAAGAAAAAGAATCATGAGTTATTTACAGAAGGCGATTAAGCCAGTAAATCAACTTAGAATGATGGAAGACTCACTTGTTATATACAGAATAAGTAGAGCACCAGAAAGAAGAATTTTTTATATCGATGTTGGTAACTTGCCAAAAGGTAAGGCAGAAGAATATCTAAAAAATATTATGAACCAATATCGTAATAAACTAGTTTACGATGCTACTACAGGGGATATAAAGGATGATAAAAAGCATATGTCAATGCTCGAAGATTTCTTCCTACCGCGTAGAGAAGGTGGTAGAGGTACAGAAATATCGACATTACCAGGAGGGGAAAACCTCGGACAAATCGAAGATATTATCTACTTCCAAAAGAAATTATATAGAAGTTTAAATGTTCCTATTAATAGATTAGAACAAGAATCACAATTTTCTTTAGGTAGAGCATCAGAAATAACAAGAGACGAAGTTAAGTTTAAGAAGTTTATTGATAGATTAAGAAAAAGATTTTCTGATTTATTCATGCAACTACTTAGAACGCAACTTATGTTAAAAGGTATAATCACAAAAGAAGATTGGGCTGAGTGGAAAGAACATATTACTTTTGATTATATCGAAGATAATTACTTTGCTGAACTAAAAGAAGCAGAGATTTGGAGAGAAAGATTTGACATGCTTAGCTCATTAGATGAATTTGTTGGTACATATATTTCTAATGAATGGGTAAGAAAAAATGTTCTTAGGTTTACTGATGAAGATATTGATCTAATTCAGAAGCAAATTGACAAGGAAACTGATGCTGGCGATAACGTAATGCCAGATCCAGATGATCCAAGGTTCGGTTAAGAACAACATTTATATAAATAATAGGTAAAGGATAAAACTATGAGTATTGAAAATTTAATTAATGATATAAAGAATGGTAACAATGTAGCAGCTAATAGCACATTTGATAGTGTTATAGCTGACAAAGTAACTGCTGCCTTAGATGCAAAGAAAATTGAAGTTGCATCAGGTTTAGTACAAAGGAAGCAGGCACAAAAAGAAGAAGAGTAAAGCCAATGAAGCTTATAGCAGAATATAACGATAGCGATATACACGTTATCGAAGAAAAAGTTAACGGTAAGAAATCACTTGCAATTGAAGGCGTATTTATGCAAGCTGATAAGAAAAACCGTAACGGCCGTATTTATGAGAAGAAAATTCTTGAAAAAGCGGTTAATAAATACGTTACAGAACAAGTAAAGACTGGTAGAGCGGTTGGGGAATTAAACCACCCTGATGGACCGACTATCAATCTTGATAAGGTTTCACACAAAATCACCGATCTCAAATTTGAAGGAAGTGATGTTGTAGGAAAAGCTTCAATCTTAGACACCCCTATGGGACAAATCGTAAAAGGTTTACTCGAAGGTGGCGTTAAGCTTGGAGTATCAAGTCGTGGTATGGGAAGTCTTGTGCAGAAACAAGGTACTACATTCGTAAATGATGATTTCCTTCTAGCTACTGTTGATATTGTTCAGGATCCTAGTGCTCCTGAAGCATTTGTTAATGGTATTATGGAAGGAGTAGATTGGATATGGGAGAATGGTATATTGGTTCCACAGGAAATTGAAAGAATTGAGACTGAAATAAGAGAAGCTAAACGTTCGGTTAGACCGGATGTTGAAATTAGAGCATTCAAAAATTTCCTCTCTAAACTCAAAAACTCACATTAAGGGAGAATGAAATTATGTCAATCGACGAAATTAAAAACGAAGATCTAGTCGAAGGCGTTGAAGAGGAGCAACTTCAAGAGAGCGAAGAAGTTTCTGAAGAGCTTGTTGAAAATGAGAATTTAGACGAGGAAACTACAGAAGAAGAAGTATCTCTAGAAGAGGATAAGCACGAGGACGAAGAAGAAGAAGAGCATGACGAAGAGAAATCTAAAGTCAAAGAAATTGCTATTCCAAAAACTAAGGCCGGTGTTATTCAAGCTGCTGTTGAAATGCTGAAAAAAGCTAGAAAAGAAGACGCGCAAAAACTATTTGCTAAAATGTCAAAAATGGATGAATCCGAAGATGACGGTTCAGTTAAGAAAGCTATTGATGCTGTTAAGCCTGAAGGCGATAAGAGTATTAAGGCTAAAGCTAAAGTTGAATCAGTTGACTTTGAAGAAGACCTAGATGCATTGGTTGCAGAAGAAGCTACACTTTCTGATGAATTCAGAGGAAAGGCTGGAGCTATTTTTGAAGCTGTATTAACATCTAAAGTTGGTTCTGAAATCGACAGATTAGAAGCAGAATACGCGCAAAATCTTGAAGAAGAAGTTTCTGAAATTCAGAGCTCTTTAGTAGAGAAGGTAGATTCATACCTAAACTATGTAGTTGAAAATTGGATGAAAGAAAATGAACTAGCAGTAACTGAAGGTCTAAGGACTGAAATTGCTGAAGAATTCATGACTTCACTTCAGTCAGTATTCAAAGAACATTATATTGAAGTTCCAGAAGGAAAAGATGATCTTGTTGAAGATTTAAATTCTCAGGTTTCTGAACTAGAAGGACAACTCAATAAATCCACAGAAGATTCAATCGAGCTATTTAATAAAGTTCAATCATATGAGAGAGCTGAAGTAGTAAGGGAACAATCTTCAGGGCTTGCTGAAACAGAAGCTGAAAAATTAGCATCTTTAGTAGAAGATATTGATTTTGATAACAAAGAAACTTTTGAAATGAAAGTTAAAACTGTTAAAGAATCATACTTCAAACAAGAAGTTACTGAATCAGTTGATGAAGTAGACAGTCTACTAGGTGAAGGTGATCAAGAAGTTGATTTATCTGACACTATGGCTAGATACACACAAGCTATAACTAAATTTAATAAATCTTAAAACATATAGGGGAAAACTAAAAATGTTTAATGCAGATTCACAATTAATCGAAAAATGGGGTCCAGTCCTGGAGCATGACAGTGCACCAGAGATTAAGGATCGTTACAAGAAAGCTGTTACAGCTAGATTGTTAGAAAACCAAGAAGTTGCTTTAAGACAAGAAGCTCAGCAGATGCAAGGAAATATGATTTCTGAGGCTGCTCCAGCTAATGCTACAGGTTCAAGTATTTCAAACTTTGATCCAGTACTTATTTCACTTGTCAGAAGAGCAATGCCAAAT